AAAAGCCTGCCGTTGGCAATTGGCTTAAACATTGTGTTGCCCGGATTGGGCTACATGTACATGGGGAAATGGTTAATCGGGATTGCAGGCTGCTTGCTGATTATCGGAATTTCATGGAACGCCTATATTTCCGGCGGCGATGTGTTAACAACTTGGGTTGTGGTCAACATCATCATGGGTATCGACATGCTGATCTTATCGAACAAAAACAAAGCCAAGCTAATTGCTGATGAAATGAAGAAATGCCCCGCATGCGCGGAGCTTATTAAAAAAGAAGCAGTAGTTTGCCGGTTTTGTAATCGTGAATTGAATTGATATTCAAATCCCTAATCTGCCGCCTAATCGGCTACAAATGGCGGTTTGTAATGAGAAGCCTGGAAGGCGACAAAATATTTATTTGCCGCCGGTGTGGTAAGCACTCTCAAGCTTACCGATAAAAACGGGATTATTTACTTTAAATCAGTTAGCGCAATATTCAACGGAGTGATAACGTCCCTTAATAAAACACGGCATTCAATTACATCGTCTTCATTATTTAAATCGGCATCGGTTATTTTGTTTTTTAGCAACGCTAACCTTACTTCGGCTATTTCAACTTTCTTATTTAACATTTTTATATCTGGATTTGCCATGGCTATTCACTCTGAAAATACTGTCAAAAAATTAAAGGCTCGCCTCAAAGAACGATATGACTTACTCATTACGGCAATGGATGGGCGCACTATTAATCCCGATGAGGCGTTTCGAACGGCTCTTCCTGAAACTCATCGCGTCGTCGCGCCAGATGATGTACGCATTGCTGTAGATGATTTCTCAACCATACTTAAGGAAATTAAGGCGACCCTTGGTAAAGAGCGCAAAAAGTAGAACAAATGCCTAATTGTTCACCTTGCCCTCGCGCGCTGCAAAATCCTGGTTAAATGATCGGCCGTGACGTTCTCGACCAATTGCTTGTCAGAATCAGGAAAGCCAATCAACTCCCGCTTTGGCAGGCCTGGATGATGGACGCGCTTGGTTACAATGCCGGCAAAGGCCAATACCTTCGCATGCTTTGGCACGATGTCATAAGGATTGGTACCAAACTGATGAAAGCCTGCCAGCTTGGCATCTCGCGCACCATCAAACCATAAGCGAAGCTCATCGTTATTAGTTTGATAGAGCAGGCTCATAAGCATCCGTCCAGTTTTTTTCAGCGGTCCGCCTTTGCGATTCCCCTCTGCCAATGTCAAATCGGACAGCTGTTTCCACTCCTTGCCTTCCGGATCGACGCCTTTTTCATGGCGTTTCCGATTAACCCGCAATAAAGATTCGCCGATGCTGTTCAACATCGCTTCGGGTTGATCTATTTCCTGCCTGGCAGCACGTAAGATATAGGTCAAATGACTGGTATCGAATTCAAGATCGAACTGCATAGATTCCTCCAGAAAAAAAGGGGCTCAAAGGCCCTCTGAGGTTGGGCGCTCAATGGCGCGCTATATGAGGCTCTAGGCCTTCGTTTTTAAGCCGTTTGCGCGTTCCATTCCGAGATAGGCACTCTGAATAAACCTATGAAACGAGACCAATCACTTGCTAATGAATCTGGTTCTCCATCTGGTTTTTGGCGATGCTTCATGTAATACACTACGCCGTTACTAACAAAATCAACGGTGAGTGTTATACCTTGTTTCGACACTTGTGCGCCTGGTATCAGGGTATTCAAAACTAACCTCCAGTAGATATAGAATCTTCTTTATTTTTCAGAAACTTTTACGCTAGGCACAGAGCTAGTATATCTGCGCATGTTTTTTTTAAGCCTTCTGATGACCCTCTCTTTATTTTCCTCGTAAAAAGAATGGCTTAAATTAATTGGCACATCATTCTCTACAAGACAACATTTAAATTCTCTTATTGCGGCCAATATTGCCAAAATCAGTGTGGCTACCATAACTAAAGGAATATCAAAGAAGGCCAAATATAAAACCCAAAGAAAATAATTACGTGATGCAAACCAAATCAATAATTTGTATGAAAGCACTATCAGAGCCAGCGACATTCTTTTATGTAATTGTTTAAACATTAAAATTCTCGAAATAAAGTCAAGTGCGTGGGCACGGTTTTGGGTGCCCGCTACTTAGCTTAATCCTTAACCCCCACACCCAACCCGCCCGCCACGGCGGATGCTACCGACAGCAGTTGGTTGACGTCATGAGTGCCCCAGCTGTAATAAATGCCAATGATGCCGGCGATTAGCCAGACAACGCCGCGTTTGGTGGAGTTTTGACTCCAGTCTATGCCTAGTTTCATTGTGTGCTCCTTGGTAAGTTCTAAAATGTAACGCGCTGGTTAACTGGGGGAAACTTGCCGGCCACACCACAGGCGAGCGACCAGCGCCGGGCGGTCGACTATCAAGCAGATCAACAACGCCACTATGCATGCCGATCCGGTAAATAACGGTCTATCAAAAAAGGCTTTCATCGATACTCCTTAGGTGGTGGGTTATCGCCCTTGGGCAGCCGCAGCATGTTGCGCCAGACCCGGTTAAAGACGCGCGGATCTGCGGTGACATCCTGCCAACGCGTGCCGCCCCGGCTTTCGTAATGCGCTTTGATGCGCTGGTAGTTGCTGTCGACACGGGCTTGCCAGGTCATTTAGTGACCGTGACAAAAACAGCCCAGAACACGCCGGTTACAACCCCAAAAAAGAAGGATGCCAGGGGACTTCCGGTATTAATTGTCAGCCCGCCAAAAATAAGCCATGCTGCTACAAACTCAATCATGGCTTTGGCTCCACCTTCACGCATTCGAATATTTCGCTGCCAACGTAAAATTTGCCCAGCAATTTACATTCTGTAGCAACCTCGTGATGGGCCAAACCCCACATACTCCAGCCGAACAGCCATACCAGAAAATTCTTTAGCGCCAACCTTAAAAACTGGCTTTTCATCTTGCGGCCCCCAGCGACGCCAGTCGCTCCCAAAAGCGCTGAACGGTGTAGTCCCAGCCCCAAATAGCCACTTCCAGCAACATATAGACATATCCCCACATCACGCATAGGCTCAGCAGCACAAAAACCAAGCCCACTAGCGGCGGCGGCTCTTGGCCGCTGCTCATTGCTGCACCCCCAACAACACCCCACGCTTACCCTGCACCGGTTTATGCAGCGATACATCATTGGCCGCTTGATAGCCGCCGGCTTGGGCTTGCCAGTCGTTGTTCTGCCTGGGCTTGGCCGGGGCGCGGCGGTCGTCTTCCAGTCTTTCGCCGTATTGCCGGCCTTTGTAGGCCTCGATAGCGGCCTTTTCCTGTTCGTTGCCGGCAAAGGCGTTGACCTGGCGAGCGATGCGGCTGACCCAGGCCTGGCAGAACAAATCGGCCTTGCGGATGCGGTTGGCGCGTTTGTAGCGTTTGAGCGTGGCGCTGTAAGCGGCGCGGTCTTTGCCGATCTGCCGCCGCAATACCTCGTAGGTATACGCTGCCAGCTCGGGCTTTAAACCCAAGCCAAAGAATTTGACGGCGGTGTTGATATTGACGAAGCCCAGCTCGCAGACGGTGCCGCAACCGAACGCTTCAGCAATGATCACGGACAGGCGGCCCAGGTATATGGGCATTTTGTACGGCGCGCCGGTATCGATAGCCTCTTCATGCACCTCGGCGGCTGCCACATCACCGCTGGTGAGGTTGTATTTCTTCATCAACGCGTCGGCCTGGCGGCGAGCGGCTTCGGCTTCCGCGGGGTTGTCGCTGGCGGCAAGGGCCAAGCACTTGCTGATTTTGGCGGCGATCTTTTTAAGTTCGTCGGGGCTCATGTCGATTGACCGTCGCTAAAGTGCTTGGCTAGGCTTTCTTTTATTTCCCCAACGACCGCCATCGCTTTTTGTTCGTCGATACTGGCGAATGCGGCTTCGGCTTTCTCCCAGGCATCGTCGGTGTCATCTTTGAAGATCAACGCCGAGGAGCAGATACCCAGACCGGCGGGTTTGAAATAGAACCGCACCTCCGGCCCTTCGTCGCCTTCATCCAGCTTCACTAACACTTGGTGGTCATCGGGTCCGTAGAGTTTTGCAAACATGGCTTACCCCGGCTTGTGATCTTTAAAGCGGGTGGTCACAGTAAATTTGCAGCGCCCGTCTATCTCGCCGAACAAAGACCAACCCCAGAACAGATTCAAGTAGCGCTTGCCCCAGGGGATGTAGGCTCTCACCAGCCAATAGCCGTCCGGGCGCACCCATAGCCAATGCTCGTTCTGTATCGCCAGGTTGAACAGCTCGAATACCGTGTCATTGCGGCAACCTAAGATGTGATAGTTAAACCAGTTAAAGCCGTTGCGGCGTATCCAGGCGATGCGGTTTTCGTCGCTCAATGGGTCCGATCCGGCCGCTATGTGCTTCGTCTGCCAGTCTTTATCTCCAGATAGCGGGTTATCCGGCGTCATGAACCAGCACAACCAAGGTTGCAGGTCCAATTTGTTCTCGGTGCTGAACCATTTCACGGCTACCCAGGCCAGCCAGGGCCTAACCATTACCACTAAAAACACGTGTATCGGCAGATAGATCAGCCATTGGATGATGCGCAACGGTATCCATAGATTAATCAAATACCGCGTTCGGCAAAATTGCCACAGCCTGCCGACCACGGGTAATACCTTGAATACCGCCAGCAGGAATAGCCCCGCCGCCCGAGTGATTAAATACGCTAGTGCCTTTTTCATGAGCATGTCCTATCGGGTTGTGTGTGGCGTCGCACTCTACGCCTGGCACCCCAAACCGGCAGCGCTGGAAACGTTTCCAGCCTAAGCAAGCCTCGCGCGCGCGCGTAAGCTCCAACCTGCAAACACTTTACTGCCCGTTATGGAGATGGCGCTATGCAGCAAACTACTAACCAGGAGGCCACATGACTCGAAAACAGATTTTCTTTTTAGCCGAGCGCATTAAGCGCGGCTACCGGGCGATACGAGCCGCAGCGACTATTCACTCCGCATTGACTATCGAGCATTCGGCATTGGCAAGGTCATTTATCAGCGAAACCGCGATAACGCATCGCTTTGACGAGGCCGTCAATCAAAAGTTGGAAGACATGTACCGTGAAAATCAATGTGCGGTTCGCGAGTTTTGGTTAATGCACGACTCCGTAGTGGATCTGCATGAACAGCTGTTGGATGCAATGAATAGCGGCATATCCCACCGTGAATTCCTGAGCATTGTGCGTTGGATTGAGGAGGCCGCATGAGTGATCCAAACGATACCGCCGTCGCCCAAGCACTCGGGCAGTTGACCGGCGAGCTGCGGGTGATGCATCAAAGCTTGATGGTGCAGATTGAAGTGATCCGCAAAGATTTGCACCGAATAGAAGATGCCTCCAAAGAGCAGATGAACGCCATGGAGAGCCGACTAATGAAGCACATCGATACCATGGGCGGGCGCGTTGCCGCGCTGGAAGCGGAAGACAAACGCCAAGCCGTAGACATTGCCAAAAGCGGCGCGGTGGGTGGTGCGATCAGCGGCTTAATTACCGCTGCGGCGATTGAGTTAATCAAACGCCAGATTCACTGGTAACCAGGGGAACCCATGGCACACACGCCGGAAACCCGAGCCAACGTCCGCCGCATGTACGTTGAAGGCATGGCGCTGACGGCTGCGGCTGCATGCGGCAATGTCAGCTACGACACGGCGCGCGAATGGAAACGGCTGGCAAAAGAACGCGGCGACGATTGGGACACGGCGCGGGCGGCGTACCGAATCAGCGAGCAAGGCATTGACGAGCTGAACAAAAACATGATTGAGGATTTTGCCCGGCTGGTGTTGACCACAACCCGCGAGCTGGACAATTCGCCGATTCCGGCTCATGAAAAAGCCGGTGTGCTGTCGCAGCTGGCCGATGCTCACGCCAAGTTCGCCAAGGCGTTTAGTCGCATCAATCCGCAGTTTAGCGGCTTGTCGGTAGCGCTGGACACCTTGAAAACCGTGGTCGATTTGCTGCAAAAGCGCGATCCGCAAGCCTTGCGGGCCTTGCAGCCGCATATTGATGAGATTGGGGCGGTGTTGGGGAAAAGGTATGGTTGAAAAACAACCACTGACATTGCGAGAGGCTATGTGCTATGCCGGCGAAATGGCACGTAAATCACCGAAACCGCATTGCTATAAATGGTCCGGAATATGGCTGAGGCTATCTGCGAAAGAGAGCAAAAGCCCAAATGATCTGTTGCGTCAATCACGGAACCAAATAGCGCTATATCACGACATGCTAGCCAGAGCAGATCATTACCTATCGATTAAACGTCCGATAGGTATATCGGATTGGCAATGGAGTGGACTGCGTCATGTCTGAATCCCTCGACATCCAAGAAGTCCGCAACTGGCGCGAGTTCGAGAAAGAGCTGGCGGTGCTCGGCGAGCAAATCCGCCAGCAGATCGAGCTGGAGGTAGAGGCCTTTGCCACCGATCCTGAGGCGACGAAGGAACGCCGTGAACGCTGTCTATTCGATTATCAATTTTTCTGCCAGACGTATTTTCCGCATTACGTGCCAACCGCGTTTTTCAGCGATTTCCATCGGTTTATTTTCAAACGCTTGCCGGCATGTATCGATAGTGATCGAGATGCCCGCGAAGTTCACGAAGCGCCGCGCGGCGAGGCAAAATCGACGTATGAAACGCAGCTGGGTCTGTTGTGGTGTATCTGCCGGGCCGTATTGATCGATGAAAAAGGTGGCGCGAAGGCGCTGGGGCTTCCGGCCAAGGCCAGAAAGCACATGGCAGGCATCCTGATGAACACTGAAGAACAGTCGGCGGAGATGCTGGAAAGTATCAAAGCAGAGCTGGACACCAATCCACGCCTTCTAATGGATTTTCCGGAAGCCACAGGCCGAGGCCGGGTGTGGCAGGCGACGACGGCGATAACGACCAACAATATCAAGATTCGCATCGGCGGTACCGGCAAGAAAATCCGGGGTATGAAGCACGGCCCGCATCGGCCTGACATCATGTTTCTTGACGACTTGGAAAACGACGAGAACGTTAAAGTCAAAGCCCAGCGCGACAAGGTTGAAGACATCGTGCTGAAAGCGGTTATCGGCCTGGCCGGACCGGGCGGCGGCATGGACGTTTTTTACGTGGGTACGTCTCTACATTACGACGCGGCAATTAACCGCGTTAGCCGCAAACCCGGCTGGCGGCGGCAAATATTCCGGTCAATCGTCAATTGGCCGGACCGCATGGACTTATGGGATCAGTGGGAAGCGCTTTACACCCGCAGCGGTGAAGATGAGGAAAAGGAGCAGTTCGAAGCTGAGGCGTTAGCATTTTACGAAGCCAACAAAGCGGAAATGGATGCCGGCGCAGTGGTCAGCTGGCCGGATGTGCGGCCTCTGTATCGCTTGATGTGTATGCGGGCGACCGATCACGACGCCTTTAGCCAGGAGCAGCAAAACGAGGCTGGCAACGATGAAAACGCACCGTTCAAAAATATTCAGTTTTGGGTTAACCGATTGGCGGACTGGATATTTTTTGGAGCGATTGACCCATCGTTGGGTAAGAAAGGCACACCAAAAGGTGACCCGTCGGCGATTCTGGTCGGCGGCTTGGATCGTAAAACGATGATTCTGGATGTGGTGGAAGCGGACATCTGCAAGCGGGTTCCGGATTTAATCATTACCCGAGCGATTGACTATCAGATTGAGTATCAATGCGTGGCGTGGGCGGTAGAAACCGTGCAGTTTCAATTTTTTCTGCATACACAGTTAATAAAAGAGGCTGCGCGCCGTTCTGTTGCTTTTCCGGGCATTCCGGTGCAACCGGATACTGACAAAGCCCTGAGGATTATCAGTTTGCAGCCACATGTTAATAATGGCCTGATTCGGTTGCATAGGAATCAGTCAACCATGACCGAGCAATTGAAATTCTGGCCGGAAGCCGACCACGACGACGGCCCGGACGCGCTGGAAATGCTGTGGCAGATCGCCAAACAGTTTGGCGGCGAATTTAAATACACATCAGCGGGCGGGGGGCGCGGAAAACGCCGATCTACCAGCCGCCGCAGTGCTGATTATGATGAGGATTGGGATGATGATTGATACAGCGTTTGATCTAAGCGAGTTCACCGACGACGAGCAGCTCCAGATATTGAATCGGGTGAATGAAGAAAAAGCCGAAATTTTGAAGCAGCGTGAATTAGCCAAATGGAGGCACACAGCGCATTTGAATAATGTCGCGTTGTTGCGGATCGCTGCGGATTATCTTGATTGGTTGTATATCAATGGGCGAGGCTCGACATTCTCGACCTTTGTTGACGAGTTTGGTTATGACTCTAAATTAGCAAGCGCTGTTTTTAATCAGGTTGTAAAGCTATACGACCAAATGAACACGATGGTGTTTCCAAGTGATGCATTGTTAGGCGATGTTGATTACGCAAAGCCGTCTTATGCAATGGAGACCGACGATGATTAAACAAGCCAAAGCCGCCCTAGCGAAACTGACCCAGGTCAGCAAAAAAGGCCTGGAAACCCTGCAAGCCGGGGCGCGATCCACGCAAAGCCATATGCTCAATTACATGAGCGTCAACACGCTGGACCCAACCCGGCTGGCTGCTGCTTTCGCCCAAGCCGACCAGGGTTACATCACCGACCAAGCCACGCTGTTCGAGCTGGTGGAAGAGCAAGACCCGCATATCTTCAGCGAATTGGGCAAACGCCGCCGCGCGGTGACCGGTTTGGGTTGGGATTTGCACCCGCGCGAGGATGCTACCCAGGCCGAGATCGACCGCACCAAGGAATTAAAAGACATGCTATGCAAAATCCCGCGTTTTGAGGACGCGCAGTACGACATTACCGATGCCATCGGCAAGGGCCTGGCTGCGTTGGAGATCGATTGGCGCACCGGCGCGGAATGGGTACCGCAGGCCTTGAACTGGGTGCCGCAACGCGAGTTGCGCATCGACATCAAAACCGGCGCGCTGATGTACCTGAAAAACGGCGCGCCGGAACCGCTCAGGGAATGGGGCTGGGTAGTGCATGAGCATCGGGCCAAGTCCGGGTATATCGAACAAGCGGCGTTGTTTCGGGTGCTGGCGTGGACGTATGCGTATAAGGCCTACAACATCCGCGACATGCAGCGGTTTTTAGAGGTGTACGGCATGCCGCTGCGCTTGGGTAAATATCCCAGCGGCATCGGCAAAAACGAGCGCGACCAGCTGCTGAAGGCAGTGCGTAATATCGGCAACGACGGTGCCGGCATCGTGCCCAGCACGATGACTATCGATTTTGTGACGCAAACCTCGACGGGTAATGTCACCGACTTTTTAAACGCGACCGAGTATTGGGAGCGCAAACAGTCCATGGCCATCCTGGGCGGCACGTTGACCAGCCAGGCGGACGGCAAGACTAGCACCAACGCGCTGGGAGTGATCCATGACAAGGTGCGCCGCGAGATTATGCTGCACGACGTACGGCAGCTGGAGCCGACGCTGAATAGTCAAATCATCAAGCCGATTGTGTTGTTGAACGGGCTGTTTCCGGAAGACCGCATGCCAGTTTGGCGCTACGACACGGCGGATGAGGTCGATCAAAAAGCGTTGGTGGATGTGCTGGAGAAAGGCGCGGCAATGGGTCTGGAGATTGATGTGGATTGGGCGCATAACGCCTTGCAGATTCCACGGGCTGGCAAGGATGCGAAGATTTTAACGGCATCCGGCAAACCGGCGGCGGCATCACCGGCCAATGCGGCCAATGCGGCCTTGACGCGGCTGGCAGCGCTGGCTAAGCAACAGGCGGACGGCGATATCGTCGGCAATTACAGTCAGCAACTGGCGGCGTTGTGTATGCCGCACGAAGAGGCGGCAATTCAGCAGATTGCGGCGGTGGTGGCAGCGGCCGGTTCGTTTGATGAGGCGATTGCCGGGATTGAGGCGCTGAATTTAAGCGGTTCCGCCTGGGCGGACTCGTTGCAGTTGGGGATGGCGGCGGCGCATTTGGCGGGGCGTAGCGATGTGGATTAAAAAATGGGTTTTTGATTTCAAACACGCGGTGTTAATCGTCAAAGTTTCGAATGAGTTATGGTTCGACACACTACAAACCGGCACACGTGTTAACCATCTTTTTCGCCTTGGGTATTACATGCCGGTCGAATATCAAAACGTAAAGGTCATAACCATTACGCTACCGTTTGTTTCTCTAAAGCTGGCATTTTGAGAGGATCTCAATGAGCAATGTGCATATCGAGATTAAACAAGCTACGGTGCGCCGATACGCAGAGGGGAACGGCTTTGATGCAGGCGACCCTTTTAATTTGGTGTGTTCTCTGGATTTTATCGGTCGGGGCGAGGTACAGATGGGTGCTGATTTAGCTTGGCCCAGTCATCCGATTACCCGTGCGGATTTGCGTGAACTACGCCGTCAGTTGACAACGGATTACCGTACAAAGCGCTTATATTGTTGGCGATTGAAAGGACTGGCACCACCGTTTCGCGGTCGGATTATTCGCGAAGAAGGTCCGCTGGCGTATTGGGAGATGCCAATTGAAGCCTGAAAAACTACCCTTTAAGGAAGCCATCGATTTCTATAAGGCAAAAATCCAGCTGCCAACATCCGGCTGGACCGATATTTGGCAGGAGCAGCATAGCCATGCGTTTGTAGTAGCCGGCGCGGCTCAGGATGCGCTAGTCGAGGATTTTTATAACGCGATTTACGACGCCAAGCAGAACGGCGGCGGTTATGAAGATTTTCGGCTGCGGTTTGACGATATCGTTGCAAAACATGTTTGGTCGTATAACGGTACGCCGGGTTGGCGTAGCAAGATTATCTACGATACCAACATTAAACAGTCTTACAACGCTGGCCGCTGGCAACAGCAAATGGCAGTCAAACACCTAAGACCTTATCTGACTTATAACCATCACACTATAGAACACCCCAGGATTGAACATAAAAAACTGGATGGCATTACGTTGCCTATTGATGATCCATTTTGGGGCTATTACTACCCGCAAAATGCTTGGGGATGTAATTGCACCGCTGATTCATTATCCGAATTTGAGGCACAGGCTTTATGGACATCTCAAGGAAAATCCGGCCCAGATGAGTCGCCTGCGATAGAGTGGGAAGAAAAGACGGTTGGCGCTAAAGGCAGCAATCCGCGCACGGTGCGGGTGCCGAAAGGGATCGATCCGGGGTTTGCATACAATCCGGGCAAAGCGTATCTGGAACCGCTGACGGTACCGCCGTTGACGGGTTACGACGCTGTATTGAAGCAGCGCGATAAGCCATGGCCGACTGGGTTTAAAGTACCGGACATGCCGAAGCCGACCAAGGTTTCATCGAATATTTTGTTGCCAGCCGATATCGCCCCGGCAGCGGCGGTGACTGAGTTTTTGGATATTTTCGGCGCGACGTTGGAGCAAGGCGCTGCGTTTACCGATGCGGCAGGGAGTACGCTGGCGATTACCAAGGCGTTGTTCGAGGATGGCAAAGGCGATTTTAAGTGGCTGGCGAATACGGATAAGGAGCATCGGCTGCAATATCTCAATTTGTTGGCAATGACGCTGATCGAGCCGGATGAAATCTGGTGGGTTTGGGTACAGGATGCCAAAGAAAAAGGTCGCTGGCGGTTAAAACGTCGGTATTTGCGGGCTTTGGAAATTGACGGCAAAAATGAATTTGCGTATGCGGTTTTCGAGTGGGGACAGACGGGTTGGACTGGCTCGACGGTGTTTATGGGGTCGCAAAAATCGGAAAAGGCGCGCGAGGGTTACTTTGATCGGCAGCGGGCCGGCAGGATGGTTTTCAAGAAATAAAAAACGCGACCTTTTAAGGGTCGCGTTTATGGATCGGATACTGTGCAGTAGCGCGCGAGGCGCAGTCTGACCGATTCACTCCTTTATTATATAGGCGGCGGTGGATTATGCAATTTGAGATAGAGTTTGAGGCCAGTCATTTAGATCGGATGATGGAGGCAATCCGCCGGGAAATTGCAACACCTGAAGAGATGCTTGGTAGCATCGGCGAATCGTTGTTACGGGTGAATAGGCGGCGGCATGAGGCAGGAGTTGATCCGGAAGGTAAGGATTGGAAGGCGTTGTCGCCTTTGACGCTTGCAGCGGGTGACAGGAAAGGTGGACCGTTAAATCGGACCGGCCGAATGCTGGCAAGTTTGAATTATCAAGTATCTGACGACACGTTGATTTTAGGTTTTGATGGCGCGCGGGATGCCAAACTGGCAGGGTTTCACCATGGCGGTACCGACCCTTATACGATTGTTCCAAAGAATCGAAAAGCCTTGGCGTTTGCGGGTATTGTCAGAAAGCGGGTTAATCATCCTGGGTTGCCGAAACGGGAGCTGGTAGGCTTTCCTGATAGCGATAAAAACTTGGTAGAGAATGTGACCGCAGATCATTTATTGCGTGTTTTACAACGCGTTCGATGA